CTTCGCTCTGCACCACGGTTTGACGCCTGTCCCAGTCCATATTTCCAAATGTATAGTCACAGAATCCGGTTTCACCTTCATGTCTATGTAACTAATAAATGTCCATACTTCATCCTGGGGCTCTCTCCACCCTTAGAAAACCCTTCTCCCTAATACTCGTATTTCGGCGACGGACGGTACTTCCTGTAGATGGACACAGACGTAAAGTCCACATCCGTAAAACAGGTCTCACCTTCCGTTGCTACCACCTTCGACTTTCCATCCACCACATCCTTGACAACCTTCCAGATACCTAGAGCAACACCCTGTTTGATTTGGCGTCTCTTTTCTTGCATTAGAGATTGCGACTTGAAAACACGGCTGATTGTTCTTGCCTGTTCGTATTTGTCCCCGATTTCTTCCGGGCCCACGGTCATATTTTCGGATGTGACGAATCCTGTTAGAAACGATTGTTCCCAGAACCCATCCTCCTCACCAAGGAATCGCAGTAATCCAATATCTGCGAGCTCTTTGAACTCAGGTTTGATGTTCAACATGTCTTGTTGTACCTGTAGCTCGTGGCTTACAGCCGTCATAAAGACCGGCTTCGGCATAGAAGGTGTGCATCGTTTGATGAACTTCTCTGCGGACTGGGGGCAACCTTCCAAAGTTGCTATTTCCAGGTAATCCATTGCGGTGATTGTATGACCGGGGGGAGGTGTAAGACCTAACCCTCCGAGGGACTGTGGGATGTGAAACGGAGTACTCTTGTCCGCCCTACCCAAACCAATCCTCACAAATTTCGCTAATTTCTCTTCTTGTATCCTGTTGTACAATTGTGTGAATGCTCCCATCATCGCAGGACGTGAGGTCTCTACCTCATGATCACCGGCGCACATCTCCCTCCCCTTTCGTCCACGAGCCTCGATTGTCTGTCTCCACTTCACGTACTCGGTTAGATTCTCCAATTTAATTGAATTGTCCTTCCTTTGTAGTGAGCGTAGATAAGTTGATCGTGCCCAATCGTCGGGTAAGTTCTTGTACAGCTTTTGTTGTTGCGGTGTCATTTTGATCTTTGTGTATGTTGCTATGTCCACCTTTCGACTGATTAACTCATCGTGTAGAATCCTAAGATCCTTATCCGTTTTGTCGACCAGTGTAACGAGTGACTGTGTGCCTGCCCCTGTTGAACGTTGACCCCCGATTAGTAACCGAGAATTAACGGAGCATTGCTTCCAGAACAAAGTTGCTGGTTGCATTAGACTCCCTTCCTTTCGGAAGATGGTGGAAGTCCGACACACGGGCTTTTTGCCTTTTCCATAAGATCCCTTTCGGAAACCTGTATGAAAGTAGAGTTCACTGTTAATAATTGCAGCATAACTGTGTGTATAGTTCTTACCTAGAGAAAATTTCAGGCCACATTCTTTTGTAACCATCTTCCACATGTCGTAATGTTCAGTAGAATAACACCAATAAAGGATGTCATCCCCGTTCACACACATTGGAAGTTCCTCCAGGACACAGTATTCCTTCTTCCCTAATAATCCGATACTCCTGAAATACTCTTCGTAGGCAACTTTCGTCGCTGCGAGGTTTATCAGACAGAGGACCGGAAAGGAAGTCGGAGAACCCATTAGCTGTCCCCACTGTTGTTTGTAGAGATTGCCCTTAGCTTCATATTTTAAATCATGTCCCGTCAAACACTGCTTTAGGACCCACTGGTCCTCGAGCGGGATTCGTAAACGTTGCGCGATCGCCTCATTCG